GGGCGCCTGTGTTTGTAATAACAAAGTCAACCGCAATGAACTCGATTGCACGAGTTGGCTTTAAGAAAATCTTAGCATACATAACGTTTCTATCGATTAAATCAGGGGTAGTGGTTGTTGTGTCGAGAACAACCTTAAAGTCCTCTAGACCGAGCCTAGATTTAACACTTTCCAAAAATGGAACTGCTTGACCCGTGAATCTATCCCAGGTAACTTGTGTATTAGGGTCGAAAAGAAGACCATTTGAAATTCTTGAAATTTCTTTCTTCACATTAATCAATAGCCTTCTTACGTTAATTCTATCAAGGGCACTTCTTGTTGACTGAAGTGTCTTTTGTCCAAATACTACCAATCCTTCACTTGGGAATGAAGCGATTGGGTTGATGTTTGCTTCATAAAGTTTATCTCTATCTTTAGAAGAAAGTTTTTCAGTTACGCCGACGACCGGGATGCCTGCTGCTCCCGCTGTTAGTCCACCGCGATTAAATCCTGCTGGTGCAAACCAAACTTCTGAAACTGCTTGCGAATAAGATAATGTCCCAATTGCTGCAACCGAAGGTGGGCAATAGAAAGTTTTGCCAGTTTCTTCATCTCTTACCCTTGTCCAAGGATAGTATGTTGCCCCGTAACTGTTATTGATTTGCCTTGTCTTAAACGATTTTGCAGCATCTGCGGCATTACCTCTAACAGTACTGGCATCATCTCTAACCACGCTGGTTCTGTCTGGCGCTGGCGTGAAAGAGCTTGTTTTAATATCTATAATACCTAGGGCGTCACCTCTTGCCTCGCATACATCAATTACTCTATTAGTAAGACCATCTACTGAAATACCCGGTGCAGAAAGAATATTCATATCTACCAGCTCAGGGTCAGCACAAGTATCTATTGCCACTCTCACACTATTAAAAGCATAATTGGTTTTTTGAGTTACACTATTACCCATAACTCGATTATTAAAAGGCTCTGTTTGAGTGATGTCGTTTCCATTAAAGCCACCATTCATTGGTGCTGTAAACTGGTTAAATCCTGCGTCGATGGTGTCCTTATAAGTTCCGTTTGTGCCGGATGAGCCTGACGCGCTGATGGAATCTCCTGCTGCACGAGATCCAGACACATAAAAAGCTTCAAAGTCGTCATTGGTTCCAGCAATTGCTTCAGCTCGCGAGATCTCATCTAATGAAAAGATATAAGAAAATTCAGTAAAACTAGATGTTTCAGACGTTGTAGGTCCAAGAACATCGGCATCTGCTGGGTGTCCCGCTGCATCTGGAAGACCGCGAACCAAATCTATGTAAGCTGTGTCAAATCTACTATTACTGTTAGTTGTGTCAATACCAAAGTAAGCATCTGTCGGGTCCGAAAGGTTTCCGGTTTTTGTGCTTGCTCTCAGTTTAGTTGCTGGGTAATTAAAAGACATAGTTAGCATGGTTGACGGAAATGCATTTACCAGATAGTCTGATCCCGCATCGAGTTTTCTATAGCCAGCAAGAGTATTCTTTCCGAATGCAACCTGACTTGCATTTGTGTTTGAGAAATGTGTTTGAGATAGGGACGCTGGTCTTGTTTGTGTAGATCCACTCATAATTCTAAGACCAACTGGTCTAATTGGTCCTTGAAACCCAAACGGAACAAGAGTAGGATCAGAACCTAGACCCGCTGCTTCAATAATGCGAATATATTTAGACTGATTTTCAAATTCTCCATAATATCTCCATTTACGAGCAGTATCATCCCATCGGGCATATTCTGTACCAATTCGCGCTGCAATATAATTTGGAGAATCAGGATTTAAGTTTAAGTTTGCGTAACTTTCGACAACAACAGGAGCGCTGTCTGTATCTTTTGCGCTTCTTACAACAAGTGAAAAAGTCCCATATTCATCAGCGGGATCATCAGAATATCTAATGTCCTGAATTGAGATTTTAATATTTTCATTTGCCCAGGTGCCGTGCTCAAGTGATACCACTTTAAAAAGCTTTTTCAAGTTTCTTTCAGCAAATGAGGCAAAAGGTCCTGTATCTTGTGCAACAACCCACCCAGTAGATGCTGGATTTGAATTTACCTGATTTGCATTATAACTAAGATCATTATTACCGTTAGCGACATCTAAACCTAAAATAACACCATAAACTTTCCCAGCTGTCGATCCGCTAGTAATTTTTGATGCGACGGTTGACTCATAAGTTTCGCCAAGAAAGTAATTCTCTTGTTCTGTTGTTTCGTAAATGCCGTTTGCTTCAAGTTTTGTTGGGTTTGTGTTTAAAACTTTACGAATGAACTTTCCACTGGATGGATCAAAGTTAAATTCAAATTTCTTTCCACTAACTGGACCACTACTACTACTTAATTCAACTGTCCAATTACCACCAGCAGCAGGTCCAACCGCATTTTTTATAATCGCTGCGGTTGCGCTTGTTAGAGCTGATCCATCTCCGCGAGTACCACTGAGGGACATAACATAATCCGCTTCAGTATAAAAAACTGCTGCTAAAGTACCAAGTGTAGCACCATCATCTGTCAAGAAGAGACCGAAAGCACCACCATTAGTGGTGGTTGCCGCACCGCCTACCTTCCAACCTGCTTCGCCGCCTGTATCAGCGTTGGTGTGTGAACGACCAAGAAGCCTTATAAAAGTTAAAGGAGTGCTATTTGCTAACCATGCTTGTGCTGCATAGGCACCATATTGAGGAGATAAACCTTCGTTTCCTTCACGCCACACATCGCTTGTTTTACCACCAGGTTGCGGTGTACCAAAGATTTGAACAAATTCTGTAAAATTTTGAACTTTTACCGGTTGAAGCGCTGGACCTCTTTGAGCGCGACCGATAATAACTGGTCCGATTTCTTCTGGCTCATCTGGAATTTGTGATCTATCAAGTTCTCTTAATTGAACTCCAGGTGAAACGAAGCGGTATTTTTTGGATGCCATGTGATTAAATCTCCTTGTTATTCTTTAATAATCTTTTATAAATAGTGTGTTTATTGGCGAAAAGACGCAAGATTTAAGGTATGAATTTTCCTTTTGTCCAGTCTGGTGTGTCTCCTACCACGACGCGCTCTCTTGGGGTTTTAATATCTACAGCATTTTCTCTTATTACAACGTTGGGTCTTTTTTCATTTTTATCTCCACCAACAAGGTAACCTAAGACTCTTATGTTAATTTCAGTTTGGTATATTCTACTTTCTGCTCCAAGTTCTGTTATATCATTGGTAGATGCAAAATCGGATTGAACAAACGCCTCATATGAATGTCCGTCTCTTTTAAAAACCAAGTAATTAATGCCATTTGTAACGGTAACAAAAGGTTGTACAATTTCATTAACCTGTTGCTGGTATTCTGTTCTAATTGAAATGGTATAATTTACATTAACGTATGCGGGCGTGGGAATAGTTAATGTTTCATATACAATTTTCTTTTCGGCTGCTTTTCGACGATCAGGGAAATTAATTTGCTGTGAACCCGGGATTCCTTGGTTTCCTACAATCTTACTTTTCTTTTTATAGGTATCTGCATTAAGAAAATTTCCTGTTTTATTCTGGTTAATTCTTCTCGCAATTGTAATTGAGCCACCCTTTGCATCATTAACAGGATAAACATTTCCATAAAATACGCCTTTATCTGACAATGATTTTTCAAAACCTGTTCTTGCTATGGATATCATAGGAAGCCCTCTCTGAGGCTTGCCAAATAACTGGAACCTTTTTAAATCCTTTGTTGGTAGTGCAAAAAATATTAAGCTCTTTGTCAACAAAATCATAAACCGAATAATCAATCGTCTCAATTGTTGACGGCTCAAATGATATAATTTGTTTTATTGTTCCACTTACGTTACTAATATCTTTCATATTTATTTACCGTCAAATAACCCTTGTCTTGCTTTTGCACATCTAGCAGAAATTTCTAATTGATTCTGATTTTGCCCAAATAGTTGTTTTGGTTCGTTAAGAGTTATAATCTCATAATATTCCTCATTATATAAAATAAAATCACCCTCACGAACAAACACATCTTGATCTTCTGTTAATCGCCTTTTGTGAAAATGACAGGTTAGTTCATAAACCCTATCCAATCCATAACCTGTTGTAGTTGTTTCATTGCCATTCCAATCAACAAGAACATAAACCCTAATTGGTGGCAAAAAGTTTTTTTCTATTGCCTCTCCATAAAGAGGGTGATAATTCGTATGAACCCTGCTTATAGGATAATAAGCAATTGTTTGACCAATCACTCTCTCTATAAGCTCATCATTAACTTGCTTTACTAAATCTCTTTCTTTTTTATTGAAAAAAAGAGGTGGTGGAGGATTATTTGGTCTGTTCCACTTATTGTCATCTGACATTAAAAAACTCCCTTTATCCTACAAAAATCTTCATAGGAACATTTGCTTGCAGTGTTTTTGCGTCTTCTGCCATTTTAGCATCTTGGGCGACCATTGCTTCATATGTCAATCTATCCAATAGCTCTTTAAGTTCCGCTTTTAATCCATCTTTTTCAGACTGCGATTGTGTTGTGAGTTCCGCCGCATTTAATGTCACAGCATCCCCTGGTAAAGGTATTGCTCCAAATTTACCGCGAACCTGTGCAAGCATCCCTTTTGCTATTGCTAAAGCGTAATTCCTTATCCACTGCTTACCCATACTATTAATATTGGCATATGGAATATTTGCAAATGGGAGAGTATTATAATTGTTAATTCCATCTTTACCATCTTTTCTAGTCTCATCCACTGTCCAAGGATCTTGAGGAATTGTGAACTCAAACCATATTCTTTTTGGGTTTATAAAACTAAATGGCGAGCTGGGCGGTGGATATAATTTGAGATAATTATCTCTTAATTCATACGAGTAATGTGAGGCTCTTGTATATATGCTATCTTCATAAGCCATTGCTTGCGATTTATTTTGCCACGTTGGAACAACTTCAAAAT